GTTGTAGGAGGAGCAGTTGTAGGAGGAGCAGTTGTAGGAGGAGAACTTGATGTTGATGTTGTAGTTGTTAATGTTTTTTTTGTTTCTAGTAAATCTTTTAAATTAATTCCTGTTCCTTTTATATCTTCAGCATACATGTAAACATTATATTCTTTATCTTCTTGGTAATCGCTTATATTACATATATTATTATCACCAGCTAACATTTTTTGTGATTCTTCTTCTTTTAATTCCCCTATAGTTGGATTTCTATTTTCACTTTTAAGAATGGCTTTACACCAAATATTACCTTCTTTACTACTTGTATAATTAATAATAATTTCATTGCCCCCTTCTGAATAAGAAGCAGATATATTACTTAATGATGGAGTTGTTTCATCATTTTTTTTACTTTCTTCCTTCTTTTTATCATCAATTAACTCTTCACCATTTCTTATAATTCTAATTTCTTTTGTTTTTGGATCAATACCAAAAAAAGTCAATATATAAGTTACAATTACAGACATTAAAATAAATGGAATAAATACAATTATCCATGATACTATTCCTAAACCTGAACTACATAAATAATTTAAAAGAATTGTAAATATAAAAGCTACCGTAAATTTAACAAGTGCTACATTATAATCTTTTTTAAATATATCAATTGTAATTTGTGTTATTGAAAATATTAAATATATTAAAGCTGGTGTACATAAATTTTGCAACATTTAAATATATATATATTATTAAAAGAAAATAGCTTGTGAATTTTCAAATTTACCAACTATATCTTCAATATCTCCATCATCACCTACTCTATAGATATCACCATTTAAATGAGAATCAGTATAATACATTTTACCCTTAATCATTATTTCTTCAACTTCTAATTCATCATCTTCACTATCCTCTTCAACTTCTTGTTCCTTTTCTTCTTGTTCATTTTCTTCTACTTCATCTTGTTCCTCTTCTTCTTGTTCATTTTCTTCTACTTCATCTTGTTCCTCTTCTTCTTGTTCATTTTCTTCTACTTCATCTTGTTCCTCTTCATCTTGTTCCTTTTCTACTTCTTGTTCCTCTTCTTCCTTTTCTTCTACTTCTTCTTGTTCCTCTTCATCTTGTTCCTCTTCATCTTCTTCCTTTTCTTCTACTTCATCTTGTTCCTTTTCTTCTTGTTCCTCTTCCTCTTCTTGTTCATCTTCTTGTTCTACTTTTTTCTCAGCTACCTCTTGTTTTTCATCATTGTTTTTTTGACTTAAAACAGCACTTCCCCAACCTCTAATACCTGCTGTAGAATTAAATACATCTTCAATACTAGGAATTGTTTGCATTTTATAAAAAATTTTGTAATTCTCAACAGCTCTATTACATAGATCAGCTTCTTTTTCCATCAAATGTTGTAATTCTTCATATTTTTCTTCATCATTATCCGTATCAGGTTCAGACGATTCTTCCAATTCACTTTCTTCCAAACTATCAAATTCTTCTTTATTTAATTCAATTATTTCCTGCTCTATTTTAGATATACTATCAAAATCATTTTTATTATTGCATTCTTCTATTTCCAAATTTATATTATTTTCAACAGAAGTTGTTGTATTTACTTCATTAGATACTTTAGATAAAAATAATCTTTTATAATTTTCTCTTACCAATGCTAATTTTGTTTCTAATTCGGCATTTTTAATTTTTAATGATCTGTTTTCATTTACTATTTTCTGAATAAACGGTAAATTTAATATAGCTGATTCTGTATTACTTTGATTCTCAATAACAGGACTTAAAGCATCTTTTAATTTACTACTAATAATATAACTAACATCTTCTACAAGTTTAGAAATTTCTACTGAACTTTGCATATATTATAATTTGTGTGTTTTCCGTTTAATATTATTTAATAAATTATTAAATTAATATATAATGAGTTCTATTCGTGAAAAAGAAGTTATTAACTTGGTAATGAGACAAACCGATTATACTGAAGAACAAACAAAAGAAAAATTAAAACAATGGAATAATAATTATATTAATGTTATTAAAGAATACTTAAATCCAAATTTCAATAAAAAGGAAACAAAAAAATCAACCAAAACATTAAATCAACAAATGATGGGAGAAATAAGGACATTTATGGATGATGTATATATTAAATTTGAAAATAGAAAAAGATACAACCAATATGTTAATGTTATTAATCAAATGAAGCAAAATGAAGCAAATAAAAAAAAAGAAACAGAAAATAATATTGATAAAGAACACTCTGGTGAAGAAAATCAGATTAAAATTGAGGAAGTAGAATAATTATTATTACAATTTATAATTATAATTATTTGAAAATACTTTTTTTCTCTCTTCTTAAACTACTACTTTTAAGTCTGTAGTTAACATTATTTTCACTAGTTGTTTGATTATGTAGTAAATTATTATTGACATTTGGTAATTCATTGTTGTCTTCATATAATTCCGGTAATACCTTAGACATTGGTTTATCTACTATCATTAATAATTTATCATTATTCAATAGTTTTCTGTATTCTTGAATGCTTAAATTTCCATAAAACTTATTAAGAGTATAATATGGAGATGGTGCTGGTTTTATATTTCTACCAAAAATTTTACCATATAAATCATTAATCATAGAATATCGTTCCCATAATACAGAATGATCCAACTGCTCATTTCTTAAAAAGGCAACTGCACATTGAGGACTGCAAAAACATCCATATACATCATAAACACCATTTCTTATTTTAGAGGGTATATAAATAGCAGGATTATCAAAAGGGCAAGTACACCAAAAACATGATGACCTTTTATCTGGTAAGCAATTAAAATGTAATTGATATTTTAAATTAGATAATTTTTTCCATATTTCTTTAATATCCACGCTATTACTAGAATTTAATACCTTTACTTGATTATTATTAGATTTTGGTTTGTGTAAATTATTGGTATGTTGAAATGTATTCATATTATTTAAACTACTTACAGTTTCATTTTCATTAATATTTTCAAACGTTAATGTATTTAGTTTTTGGTTTGAATTTAATGAAAACGGGTCTGGTTGTGATATTTTTGGATTATATTTGCTATTTAACATAGAAAATGTTTTTTTCTCTAATTCACTTGTATTACATTTTAAATGAAGAATAATATTCGTTTCAACATTATTCTGTGTTTTATTAATATCCGTACTTTTACTAACTATTTTACCACCACGTGGCTTTCTTCCTCTTTTTTTTGGCACTTTCGTTTCAACAACATCATTCTTTTTTTTTGGTTTCCTGCCTCTCTTTTTTTTTGGTTTATTATCCAACGACATATATCATAAATAAGTAATTCATTATTTAAATGCTTTTTATAATTTAATTAAGTAATTTATTTTTTTCTATTGTTATTTTAATATGATTGCTGAAAGGCAAAGCAGGTTAGGTGTTGATAAATATTTACCTAGAAAAGATTACTTTTTTAACAAAAAACAAGAAGAATGTTTTAAAGAAATTTCTATAGAATATTCTTTGAAACGAAATAATTTTAATCCTAATAATGGATCTCCAAATATTTTTATAAATAAATTAAAAAAAAGGTATACCATTTATTATGATTCATAATAAATTTTTATCTACAAATGAAACCATATAATTTAGCAAAAAGCTTTCACGAATATCACTATGACTTATAAATTCTAACATTTTTAAATCTTCTCTATTTAATTTTGATTTATAATTTTTTATTACATATATAAAAAAATCCAATATAAACGATTTTATATCCATATTATGCATTATACATGTTTTTTTGATATAATTTTCTTTATTTTTCTTATTTGATTTTTTTAAATAAGAAATAAAATTATCCCATTTAGCATTAGTCATTATATTTACATTTAATCCTTTATCATTATGATTACATTGTATAAAATTAATCATACTTCTAATATCTGATTTATAGATATTCAATATTGATTTAATATTTGTATCAGAGACATTTATGTTTTCCTTTTCTACAATATTTTTCAAAAATGATATAATATGTTTCTTTGGTAGTTGAGAAAAACGTAAATGTATAAATTCATTTTGTAATGAACTATCTATTTTGCTAATATAATTACATATTAAACAAAAACGTATATTACTTGAATACTGTTGTATTAAATAATGTAATGCTTGTTGAGCATTCTTAGTCATATAATCAACTTCATCTAATATGACAAATTTTAATCCTTGAGTAAAAAATGTTTTTGTATTTACAAAATTGTTTATTTGACTTCTTATTACTTCAATTCCTCTATCATCCGAAGCATTTAAATGGATTTTCAATGATGTATCTTTTTGATTATATATTTCTTGATATTTTTCGATTAAATTAATAATTGTAGTTGTTTTTCCAGTACCAGGAGGCCCATAAAATAATAAATTTGGAAATATATTTTTGATAATAATATTTTCTAATATGGTCTTATTCATATCATCTAATACTATGTTTTCAAATATCGTTGGTCTATACTTTTCTACCCATGGTCGGTTATCCATTATACTATTTAATATTTTATATTTAAATTGAACTCAATCTAAACATAAAACAATATAATTAATAAAATGGCTACGGTTTTTGAGGGTGGATATTTAAAAGTTATATTAGGTCCTATGTTTGCTGGAAAAACAACATGTATTATCAATGAATTTAACAAATATTCTTGTATGGGATATAATTGTATTGCTATAAATCACTCTATTGATGATAGATATGGAGAAGATGTAGTATCTAGTCATAATCATATAAAAATTCCTTCTATCAATTCAAAAACTCTTTACAACATTAAAGACAAAATTATAGATCAAAAGGTTTTGTTTATTAACGAAGGACAATTTTTCGATGATTTATATGAATTTGTTAAGGAAATGTTAGAAAAAGACAAAATCATATTTGTATGTGGATTGGATGGAGATTACCAACGTAAAAAATTTGGATCTATTTTAGACATTATACCATTAGCAGATGAAGTTAAAAAAGTTAACGGAATATGTCATAATTGTAAAAAAAGAAAATCATTATTTACACATCGAATTGTGAAAGAAGGTGGTCAAATTGTCGTTGGAAATCAAAATATGTATATGGCTTTATGTAGACTATGTTACAGAAACCTTAATTAATAATAAACATATTAACTCTGTTTTTTATATCAAAAATAAATTGATATAAAAATATACTTAAAGAATTAATTTAAATTAACTTAAATAATGAATGATCTAGAACAAGAATGGTTGAATTTTACTGAATATAATGAAGAAACACTTAAAACGAATGATAAAACAGAATCGTCTATTACACCGGAATGTAGTGATATTTATATATCAACAAAAACAAAAATTTGTTATTTAAATAAACCA